GCGGCGGCCTGGGCGGCGTCCGCCGCTGTGACGGCATTGTCGGCGGTAGATCGAGCGGCATTGGCAGCAGCCTGAGCGTCTGCCGCCACGCTTTCCGCCGCAGCGGCCTCTTCCCGTGCGGATGCGGCCGCACTCCGGTTTTCCAAAACGGCGGCAATCAGGTCAGTGTGGTCTTTGGCGGTGAAGTTCCGCCCGATGAGTTCCCCCGCCGTCCAGGCTCGGGCTGTGCCCTCCACCCCACGCATACAGCCGGACAAGGCGTCCGCCGTCTTGGCGGCGTAGAGGACGGTTTCTCCCGTCTCATCCGTGCCGATGGTGGCCAGATTGGGCCCCTCCGGAAAGGCGGAGGCGTCCGTCACTTTGATGACGGTATCCGCCGCCCCGATGTTGTCCACAAGCGCCGCCTGGGGTGAAAAGGCGATGCCGGGGTAAAGTTGTGTGTTCATGGAAAAGCCCCCTATACTGTTTTGTCTCCGCGGGATTGGATAAAGCCCTGCACGATCAAATCAATGCTGATATAGGCCAGATCATCGGGGCGGACCTCCAGGGAAAGCCAGCGTCCCCGGGGGATCATGTTGTCCGAGCCGGTCAAAAGGTCTGTTATGTCGAGTTCGGCGGTCTTCCCAGGGAAATCTGCCTTTTTCGTCCCGTTGACATAGAGTTCAAATTTCGTTGGACTGCCATATTGGTATATCCCCGGTGTGATGCTGTGGGCGTGGGCAGGGACCGTTACCTTGTGGGAATGCCCCGGGATAGTGGTGGTGTGCGTGTGGTTTGGAATGGTGACGCTGTGAGAATGGCCAGGGATGGAAAACGAGTGAAAATGGTTGGGAATGGTGACGCTGTGGGCGTGGTCGGGGATGGTGACACGGTGCTGGTGGGACTGGACCACATGCAGGGTATGGGTGTGCCCTTCCGCCTCCGAGGTGGTAGCGTCTACCCATGACACGTTGATGCCGCTGGCCCCGGTGTTCTCGGTGGACCCGCCACCGTCCTTGCTGGTGACGGTGCTCTGCCCCCCTTCCGAGCTGGTCTGACTCTGGTTGGCGCTGGAGGTGGTGGTGGAGGTGGTCCGACCCCCGTCGGAGCTGGTGCGGGTTTGGTCGTCGCTGGTGGTGGAGGTGACCACCTTCGCCGCGTCGCTCTCGGTGCTCTTGGAGTAGGCCCGGAATCTGCCCATGCGCACCTTCACCAACACTTTGTTGATGATTCGCATTTCCTCCGGAATGAAAAAGTCCATCACCGCCCCGGACGTGGCGTCGCAGTTGGCCTGGAGGGCCTGGCTGTAAATCTGCGTGGCCCCCTGGGCGTAGGTTTGCTCGATACGCTGGCGATCCGCCATGTCGGCTACGGTGGAGGCGATGGAGGTTTCCTTATTGGCCGCCACGATGGAGGACTGCTCCGTGTCCTCATAATTCCGGTTGACCTCCGTAATGAACGTGTCCACCGTTTCATCCAGTTCCGGGTAGACAATGCGCAGCAGCTTGCCAACCTCAGCTTTGTCAAAGTCCGAAGCGGTCATCTCCTGGAAGCCCACCTGATAGGAGACGGCGGGCTCCTGGAGCTCTCGCAGCATGGCCTCCGCCGCGGCCTTGAGGGAGGCCGGGTCCTCGTAGCGCCGGTCTACCCACACCCGCTCAATGATGCCATATTTGTCCGTGACCTCCTTGGGGCTCTGGAGGTAAGGGACGCCGCCGTTCACGCTCCCGATCCCCAGTTGGTTCACCCCCTCGCCATAGCCCAGGGGGTAGAGGCGGGTCACGATGTTCTGAGGGTCCCGTTCCCGATGGAAGCTCATCATGTTGTGCCGCCGGCGAACGTACATCTCCGGCGGGCCCGCGGTGTCCAGGCGCTTGAGGGAGAGGCACCAGGGGTAGACCGAGGTGTCGGTCTTCCACATATAAGGGCCCGCCAGGGGTGTCGCCACGGAAAAGAGGGCGGAGAGCAGGGATTCCTGCTCCCAGCCGTATTCAAACTGGTTTCGGTAGTCGCACCCGTCCAAAACCCAGTTTTTCACAAGCTGGTGGTCCAGGATGTACCGGATCACGTCCTCGGTGTACACGCCCAGGTTGCCCACCACGTGATAGCCGAAGAGGACATTGTCCATGAGGGTGGCCAGTACGTGCTCACACTGGTAGGTCACGCTGCCGGTCTCGTCCACGGACAAGGTCTCCGGCATGATCCGGTAGAGCTCTCCGCCGTTGTGCCGGACGTAACAAAACGGCTTGCAATACTCATTTTTCGGGTCCTGGTGCGGGAGGGAAAAGGAGAGATACCACACGGCGTTGAGGCGCTTCTGCTCGGATATCCCGTGGGCGTTCTCCGCGATGGCCGCCCGCCGGCGGCCCCGGTCGAAAATCTCAATCATAAATAACGCTCCGTATAGATGAGCTGGCCCTGCAGCCCGCCCCCGGCGGCGCTCTCCACTGTGAGGCGGAGCAGGCTCCGGGACAGGTTGATCCAGTCGCCGGACTGGGTGTACAGGGCGTTTTCCCCGTTGAGCAAGACCAGAAAGAGTTCACTGTCCACCCGCAGCTCACCTCCCGGCGGGATGGTGACCTGGAGGGTGGTCCGCTCCGTGGTCAGCAGGACGGCCTCCGGCAGGCAGGTCAGCACCTCCCAGGCCCCCAGCGGGGCGGGGACGTTCTTGGAGCCCGCCGTGCGGGCGGTGAGCCGGTCCGCCAGAGCCAAGGCCATGGGGAGGTTCTTCGAGCCCCAGACCCGGGCGGCCAGCCCGTCCCAGGCGGAGAGCGCCGCCGGGGTGTTCTTCGCGCCCCGGGCCGCGCTTTCAAGGGTCTGGGAAAACGCAGCCCGGGCGGCCACGTCCGCCGACATTTTTGCCGCCGAAAAGAGGTCCGAAAACGCCGGGAAAGCGGAGATTATGGAAACCGTTCCCTGAGCGGAGCCTTGCAGAGTCTCCGCATAGCGGTCCCGGAAACAGACGGGGACCGCGGCCCCGGCCACCGCCCCCATGGCCTCGGAAAAGCGCTCCGCAATCTCGACCGCCTTTGCCTCCCGATTGACAGAGTACCGGGCAAGGCTGTACCGTCTGTCGCTGTACATGGTCAGTTAATCCCCACCTCAACGGCGCCCTCGGCGATTGTGGGCATATACCCCCGCTTCAGCTCCACCGGCTCCGTCAGGGCCTTGACGCAGACGGGTTCCCCGGCGGTCTCGGCGGAGTAGAGGGCTGAATGGGTCCAGGTCCCCCACGGGGTGGAGGGCCGGGGGAACGCTGCCGCCTGGGCGCTGCGGATGATGATCTGACCGGAGGTCTGTTCCGCCGGGGCCCCAAAGGTGAGGGCAACCCGCTGGTAATTGTCTCCGGACAGCTCGAAGCCGGAGGATTCCGGCGAACCGTTCCAGAGGGAGAACCAGGGTGTGATCCCCTGGACCGAGATTCCCCGGAGGACGTTCAAAACCTTCGTTTTCCACGCTTTCGAGAGGTTCCCCGTGAGGTAAAAGAGCACGTCCCCGGCCAGGAACACAGGCGGTTCCTCCACTCCGATGACCAACGGCTCCACCAGCTCCCCCCGGGCCAGCATATTGCCGCCCGTCAGGGAGTCCAGCACGCCGATATGGGTAATCGTCCCCGCCGCGTCGGCGGGGGTGGGAAAGGTGATATCGGTCATGTTCTGGACGCCGGTTCCGCCGTTGGTGTCCGCCGGCGCGGAGAAGTCAATCTCCATGCGCTTATAGCCGGTATAGCCGGCCTCTGTCCCTCCCGCACCGCTCTCGCCGGGGTCGCTGAGGTAGAGGGCGAGGTAGCATTTCGCCGGGGCCGCGAAGGTGATGCCCCGCAGGACGTTCAACATCCCGGTCTCCAGGTAGTCGCAGGCATACATAGTCAAACACTCCTTTTAATGGCCGTAATGGTGATGTCGCGGACTTCCCCGCCAGACAGGTTTTTTAAGACGATCAGGCAGGGGGTATCCGCCGTGCCCCGGTATTCCACAAGGTTGCCCCCGGAGACGATAGGCTGGGTGCGGGTGCGCCCGAAGGCAAAGGGCGGGTTGCAGCTCCAGGTGAGGTCAAATTCCCCATACTGGAGGTGCTGAGTCATGGGCGGCCCCCCGGAGAGGCGGGCGGTGTAGTACTTGTCCGGCTCCTTGTCGTAGGTGAGGCGCCCGGTCCCGGACAGCCAATAGGCGATCTCCCGGCACACCTCCGGGACGGTTTTCCCAGTGGGGCACTTGAAGGAGCAGTGGATGGTCTCCGCCCTCTCGTCGTAGACGCCGCCGGCCACGCCGTCATAGTAGCCGGACCGGCCCGGGATGACCACCCGGCCCTCCCGTCGGGGCGGGAGGATGACCCGGCTGGTGTCCTGGGTGTAAATCCCAAAGGTACCGCTGTGGACGCCCTTGAAGGAAAATCCGCTCATAAGCTGCCGCCCCCTCTCCGCCTCTTCTCCCGCTCCGTGAGATAATAGAGCTTCTGGGCCACCCGCTCCACGTCGGCGTCCTCCCGGACCTCCAGCTTGTCCACGTAGACCTGGATGGGCTGGGCACCCGCGCCCACACGGTCTGACACCACCGCCTTGAGCGCCTCCGCCTGGTTCCGCATGGCCGCCGCGGGGGTGGGCGGCTCGATGGTGGATGGGAGATAGGTTCTCATGCCCTTCAGGGCCGTCCGCGCGGCGTCCTCGTAGGCCGCCCCCAGCGCGGCCTCCTTTTCCTTGGCACCGTTGATGATGCCCTGGATGTCGTAGCGGCCCGCCTCGGCGAATTTTTTGGAGGGGGACATCTGCCCCACCTCACGCTTGTAGGCGGCCAACGCCGCGCGGCCCATCTCGGCGTATTTGTTGACCAGCTCCTGCTTTCTGCTGACCGTGCCGTTGATGAGACCCTGCATGTTGTTGGCCCCGATGGAATAGGCGTCATCTGCCAGGTCCATGTCCTGGATGGCGTCGTCCAGGTCCTTGACCAGGGCCTCCATCTTCTCATTGAAGTCGGTCTCCATCTCCGCCACGGTCTTGGCGAAGTCCTCTTTGCCCTCTTCCACCTTGCGGAATTCGTCATTGAGCGCCTTGATGTCCTCCTCGCCGCCCTGGACGATGGAGTCCAGAATCTGCGCGGACTCCTCCGAGCCGTCGGAGAGCTTGCGCACCAGGCCCTCGTCCACGCCCAGCTCCATCGCCTTTTGGATGTTGGCCGCATAGGTCTCCATATAAGAGACCTGCCCTTTGAGGGTGTCAATCAGGCTGCTGACCGAGGTCTTGGCGGACCCGTCCAGCTCCTCGAATAGGCCCAGCTGCTGGTCGATGCTCTCCCTGGCGGCGTTGTAGCTCTCCTCATAGGCCGCCTGGAGGCTCTCCATTTTGCCGGTGATGTCCTCCACCCGGGTGGTCATTTCCTGGGTTTTGGCGGCGGCCTCGGCCTGCATCTCACCATATTCCCGGGACGCTTCCTCCAGCTCGGCGATCTGGGCGGCGTTTTCCTCCTGGGCGGCGGTGAGCTCCTTGATGTCGTTTTCAAGGGTCCGGGTGTTCCCGGAGCCCGTCTCCTGGGCCTCGCTCAGCGCGTCCTGCGCCGCCTGCAGGCGGGCGGCGATCTCCGACTGCTCGGTGTAGAGCTCGGACAGGCGGGAGACCTGGGCCTCATACTCCTCTTGGGCCGCGGCCTTTTCCACCATAGCCGTGACCTCGGCGGCGGTGAGCCCCTCCAGGGCGTCCCGCTCCTCGTTGTAGGCGATATTCAGGCCAGGGACGCTCTCATTGAGCTGATTTACCAGCTCGGAGATTGCCGCCTTCTGCGCGGCGGACTTCTCCTCCACGGCGAGAAGCTCTTCCAGGGCGGCGGCGCTGGCGGCGGTGGACTCCTGTTCCTCCGCCATGGTCTCGGACAGCTCCTCGTAGGCCTCTTTGGACTCCTGGAGAGAGTTGGTGAATTCCTTGGTTTCCTCGCTGGCGGAGGTCATCATGAACACGAAGGAGCCGATGGCCGCCACAGCGGCGGTGGCGGCCGCCGCCATGAGCCCGATGGGATTTGCCGCCATAACCGCGTTGAGGGCCGCGCCGGCGGCGGTCACCGCCGTGACGCCAACCGCCAGGGTCCCCAGCCCGATGACCACCGCCGCCACGGCCTTCACCACCGCCGGGTTCTCGTTGACGAAATCCGTGGCCCAGGAGAAGGCGTTTGCCCCCATGTCGTAGAGCTTTTCCAGAGCCGGGTTCAGCTGCGAGCCGATGGCGATCTTGAGGTTGTCCAGGGAGGCCGTCATCCGCTGCTGGGCAAACTCCGTAGTGTCCGCCATTTTGCCGTAGGCGTCGGAGGTGGCTCCGGCGCTGTCCTGCATGGACGTGAGGACGGAATTAAAGTTGTCCGCACCGCTGTTGAAGAGAGACAGGGCCCCCACACCCGCCTCGGTGGAGCTCCACAGCTCGGCGAAGGCGGCAGCGTTCCCGCCCACGCTGTCGCCCAAAATTGCCAGCACGTCCCCCAGAGAGGACCCGCCCGTTGTCAGGTCGGCAAAGGACTGTCCTGTTTTCTCCTTCAGGACCCCCGCTACAGTGGAGCCGGAATCGCCCAGCTCGCTGAGCATGGCCTTGAGCTTGGTCCCGGCCTCCGCCGTGGCGTCACCGTTGGCAGTGAGCACAGCGTAGGCCGTGCCAAGGTTGTCCATCTCCACGCCGTAGGCCGCCGCCAGAGGGATCACCCCGCCCATTGACTGCGCCAGCTGATCCACGGTGGTCTTGCCCTTGTTCTGCGTGGTAATCAGGATGTCGGAGACACGCTCCGTCTCTCCCACGCTCAAATCGTAGGCATTGAGAGCGGTGGTAAGCACGTCCACGGCGGTCTCCGCGTCCGTGAAGCCGCCCGCCGCCAGCTTGGCCGCCTGTCCCACAAACGCAACGGAGGACGCGGTGTCCACCCCGGCGGAAATAGCGGAGTAGGTCGCCTCCGCCAGGGATTCGGCGGACTTTCCCGTTTCGCCGGACAGCTCTAAAATACTGCCCTTGATGTCCTCCAGGGAGGCCTTGGAGGGGTCCGCAATGGTGGACACCTTGGCGATGGAGGTCTCAAACGCGGCGGCGGCGTTGGAGCAGTCGTAGAGCGTGTCGGCGATCTCCTTCACCGCCGCCGCGATCCCCGCCGCCGCAAGGACCTGGGCGAGCTGGTCCATTGCGCCGGCGGCCTTTTCCCCGAAGACCTTGGAATCCTCCCCGGCGCTCTCCGCCTTGCCCCCTGCGTCCTCGGCCTGCCTGCCGAACTCGTCCATGGCCCCCGCGCACTTGTCCAGCTCATTGCGCAGATTTGCCTGGTCCCGCTCCGTGTTGTTGAGCTGCTTCTGGTAGGACATCGCCGTGTTGGCGGCCTTCTGCATATTGTCTTCCGCCTGAGCCAGTTCTTCCCTCAGGCGCTGCTCTTCCTCAGTGGTGTCCTCAGAGGAATTTTTCAGCTCATCCAGTTGGCCCCTGAGCTCGTCCGCCTGGGCAGCAAATTTCTCCTGGGCCTCCCGGGCCTTGTCCAGCATGGCCGCCTGCTCCCCGTGCTTCTTATTAAGGGTGTCCAGCATGTCCTTCAGCGCGGACTGCTTTCCGGTCAACGCGTCCATGCTGCCGGAATTGTTCTGATATTGGGCCTGAACCTTCTCTAATTGGGACTTGTGAAGGGCCAGCTCCGTGTTCAGATTCTTGATCTTACTCTTGTACTCCGACTCGCCCTCCAGGGCAAGCCGGGTGGTGATGGTCCGCGCGGACATAGGCAGGCTCCTCTCAATTTGGCTTGACAAATTCCAAACGTATAATTATAATATAATTATGAATGGGTTAAGCTTTGAGTGGGACGAAAACAAGAACCGGATCAACCGCAGGAAGCATGGGGTGTCCTTTGAAGAGGCCAAAACGGTGTTCTACGATGACGCGGCACTGGTGATCGATGACCCCGAGCACTCGGAGGAGGAAGAGCGCTTTATCATTCTCGGCCTGAGCCGCCGGGCAAATCTGCTTGTGGTCTGTCATTGCTGCCGCGCGTCGGAGACGGTGATCCGCATTATTTCCGCCAGGAAAGCGACCAAAACCGAGGCGGGATACTATTGGGAAGGTGGTGCAGATGAAAGCTGAATATGATTTTTCAAAGGCCAGAAGGAACCCATATGTGAAGCATCTGAAAAAGCAGGTCACGATCAACCTGGACAGCGACGTGATCGACTATTTTAAGCTGCAGTCCAAAGACGCGGGGCTGCCCTACCAAACGCTCATCAATCTCTATCTGCGGGACTGCGCGGTCAATGGCCGCCGTTTGCAAATGTCTTGGCAGTAGAGCCTTACCGCCCTGGTGGATATCGCCGGGGCGGCTTTATTCTTCGTCAGCGTCCCCGTCCCGCCGGGCGCCGCTGGCCCGCAGGTACAGCTCCCACAGGTCCCCCACCTCACCGGGGGTGGAGGTCAGAGTCTCCCGCCGGGTCAGGCCGCACAGGATTCCCATGCGCAGGAAGTGGGCGCGGGTCACCTCGTTTTTTTTTGCTCGTTGAGCTCCGCCAGGCCCAGGTCCACGTCGGCGTCCTCCGGCTCGATCTCCCTGCCGTAGCCCAGGGCCAGGGTGGTGGGGAGGGCCAGCTTCAGTCGCACGATGTCCACAGGGGTAGCGGCGGCCTGAAGGGCCCCGGCCTCCAGGATGGGCTCCGGGTCATACCCCAGGCTTCGCCGGGCCAGCTCCCCCTGCTCCGCCAGGATGGCGGCGGCCTTGCAGGCGGCGGCGAAGCCCTCCCGGGTGTCCGGCTTGACGGCCTCCAGCAGCTCTCCCGTCCCGCCGAATTCCTCCCGGAGCTGGAACATGGCCTCCACGGTGAAGCAGAGATACCGCTCCCGGCCCGCCAGGGGGAGCTTTACCGCCTTCATACCGTCTCCCCGCTGGGGTCAGGGGCGGCGGGCGCTCCCGCCAGCTTCTCCTTGATCCAGGCCAGCGCCTCCTCCTCGGTATCCAGCTCCTTGGTCTGCCGCCACACGCCGTTTTCACAGGCGAACACGGTGAAGGTGGTGGAGTTGGTTCCGAATGTGATGCTGTCCGCCTTGGTCTGGGCGGTGTCGTTGCCCAGGGCCGCCTTTACCAGGGGGTAGAAGTAGCCCTTGCAGATGACTTTCTTGCGCCGCATGAGCTTCTTAAAGTAGGCCAGGCCGCCGGCGGGAGGCGCGTCCCCCGCCCGGTAACTGACCTCCTTGTCCTTGACCTCCGCGCCGTATACAACAGAGGCCACCGCGTCCTCCATGTCGTCGGTCTCCATAGCGATGGAGCCGGAGGAGAATTCCTCCACGCTCTCGGCCAAAGTGTCGTCCGCATAGAGCTTGCCGGATGCCAGGGTGACCGTCAGGTCCGCCTTGACCAGCCGCCCGATCCGCACGGGCTCCGGGTTCTTGTAGGTGGGCAGGGCCCCCTCGGGCTCCTCCGCCACCGGGTTGAAGTAGGGGTATTTCGCTCCAAAGCTTGCCATTGTAATCCCTCCAAAAGCTATAGTTTTTTGC